TCTAGTTCTTTCGACTCTAGTTCTTTCGAGTGCATCATCCCATTCTTTTGCAAACTTTTCATCTTTTTCACGCCATTCATAGACAGTACAACGTTCTTTGCCAATATTCTCACAAGCAAGCGATACAGTAGGGTCTTCGCGAAGGAATGCGAGAAACTTTTCCTTCGCTTCTTTTCGCTCTGCATCTCTACTCAATGCACGCGTATGGTTGTTTGATTTGTTGGATTTACGCTCATTGCCCATAGCTTTCTCTTTGAAGTGGGGAAGGCCAGCATTCAAGTTCTCCAGAGCAAGAGTAGCCTTCCCGTGGAGTCATCATACATAACAGTATAGCATACATAGTCATGTATATTATTCCTATACGGAATGAGTCATGGAGATATCTCAGATTTTGCATCCTAGTGCGATTGTGGGCATATTTCACGAGAGGTAAAATCATAGGGGCATTGATGGTAGTGCCGCATGCGGCACTTCTCAGAGACACAAAAACCTCTCTTCAGTTTCCCAAAGAGAGGCTATGCATGAGGACTGGACCCGATCTACCGATTATTTTATGTCCCCTGAGATGACTCACATGGACATGGTTGGAATCGAACCAACGCGCCCGTATCTTCACAATACGATGCTCTACCAACTAAGCTACACGCCCTTGCCACCATTCCTTTCAGTGCTACCCCTGCTGGTCCTACAGGCTCATGTCAAATTTCTCGATCTTTCCTCAAATCGACAAACATCTGCTTTATCTCTGCCATGTTCTTTTTGTGCTCTAAATGGCTGATAACTCTCTTGTAAATAAAGAGAACAACTGCAATAGCGCCGAGTATCCAGAGCACACCATAAGGCCACATCAGCTATTCGCCTTTCTGTAGCAACTGTAATATCAGATCAAGCTTCTTGTCCTGTGCATCCTGTGCTGTCCTCAGAGTGTTGAGCAACTCACCCTGGTCAGACACAGTAGCCTTGATATTGGCAACGATAGCTTTCACCTCACCCATGTCGCCCTTGAGCTTGCCCACGTCGGTAGCTTGCGTGCCAGACATCTCCATGAGATTTTGGAGCAAGGTAGCCTCTGGTACAGGGAGCCCTCGTTCAATCCTGAGATTGATTGGCTCTGTATGTTGCTCAATGCGGTCCATGCGCTCTTCTAACTTCTTGATACGGTCCTCAGTTGGTTGGTTCATCATAATTTCACTCCCTCGTTTGCTATCTCCGACTCCTCTGCATACCGTAGCGGCATGTATGGGCTATTCCATCCGCCTGCTTGCTGAAGAGATTTCACATCAGTCCCTTTGTTTATGGCAGTCGTAGCCCAATAGTGGCGTAAATCATGAGGAGACAATCCTTTTACGTCAACCTGTTCGCCCAACCGTGCTACCAGATTATTAATACTGCGTGTGGTTAGTCCATCTGTAGCTACCTTACCACTTTTCGCATAGGCATACCCACCAAACAATTTTACCCCAGGTGCAGCCACTTTGAGATACTGCTTTGCTGCTTCTAGAGTACAAGCAGTGAGCTTGTGCGTCTGTATCTTGTGGACCTTGCGACGATAGAAAATGAGTGTCCCTGTAAGAATATCTAGGTTTTTCGTCTCAAGTTCTGCGATTTCACCACATCTTAGACCATGATCGGCAAGCAGGCAGAAGAGGAGATAATCACGAGCAGCATCATGGTCAGTCCGGCTAGCTTCTTGCAACTTCTTTTTGAGTAGATCAACATAGACCTCAGAAAGGAGAACTGTGTAAGCTTTCTTCTTTCCAACTCTGCTAACTGCTCTCTTCTCATCAACATTTCTTCCATCTTTATGGCTAATATTCTCAATCCCCCTGATTTTACTCATTTCCTCTTGAGAAAGACACTCGGCTTGATTAGCTAATTTGCAATACGTCTTTATTGTTGCTAATCGAACATTGACGCTCCCAATGGAGTAGCCTTGCTGTAACTGCCATTGCTGAAATCCAGCTACTATGCCATAGGATACCCCTACCCATAGCGACAAATCATCTTTCATACCTCTAGTGATATGTCCAGCAACAGAAAGATATTTCTCAAATAGAGCAACATCTGTAACTTGACGCCTTAGTGTTTCTGAAGATCTCTTTTGCTGATATCTCTCTATAAGAGCATAACGAGCAGACTGATTAGCGACTTGCCCTAACACTTCCATTGGAGTAGAGACAATAATTTCTTGGCTCACAATGCGTTCACTTTCTGTTTATTCCTAATAATCAGAATGCTAGTGTACCATCATTCCCGCCTTTGTTCAACCATTCCCGCCTTTGCTTGTTTCTTCTTTTGCATATTCCTCACTTATCAACAACTTTCTTACATCTCTTCGATAAAATCGCCATGTACCGCCTACTCTGTGACCTTTGAGCTTTCCCTCACGCATAAGTCTATCTAGTGTCGTTCTTCCTATCCCAAGATACGCCATAGTCTGTTTCGAGTTGAGGAGTACCTCCTCTTCAGGCATTCCATTCATTCATTCTTTTCCTCGAAGTTGTATCTTGAGCTTGAAGAGCTTCCCTGTGTAAAAGCTCTCGAATGTTTCGCGTTGGGTCATCGGATTACCGAACCGCTTTTCCTGTATCATCGCATTATCCCCCTTGCATTATCAATTGCATTATCAATTGTCTCTTGTGTGACATGCCCCATCTTCAGAGCATAGAACGCAAGCAGCATGCGGTTCTCTATGCCCGTCTTTTCGATTATGCTTGTGAGATGGTTGCTAACTGTTTTGTAGGTCACATGTAGCTTGTGACCTATTTCAGTGTTGGTGAAGCCTTGGGCTATGAGACACAGTATCTCAGCTTCCCTCAGAGTCATCTTCATCTCATTTCCCCTGTCTTGGTCTTGGCAGCTCGCTCCAGCCTCTTCTTGCACATGGCTATCTGACTCTCAGCTTGCTCTTGTGTCATCACAGCGAACTCGGCTGGCTGGTACACAAGCCAATCGCACTGATGCCTCATGCTGCGAATCGCCCCATACTTTGAGGCAATCTCAATGGGCACGTGCAGCGCCACTGAGAACGCTACACCGTGTCCCTTGGCTGCACTCCATGGGTGCAACTCTGCTTCGATGAGTAGAGTCTCGAAATCCTGTGTTTTCATTTACTTCTCTCAATCTTCCTAACATACTCTCTAATATCATCCGACGTGATATCGCTATATGCCTTGCCTGTTGCGTCTTGTATGTGCAATATGACAAGCTTGGCTCGAATACGCGCTTCGTAGAGCCGAAACTCTAGAAGCAGATGCTCATAGTCTTGCATTCCTTGTATCATGACGCCTCATCAATCCTCACTAATTGCACAATAGTATCAGTATCATCTTCAGTGATTGTAGATCCTTGTACTATCGAATAGGAGCTCTTGCGGTACTTCTTGTTCATGTTCGCACACGCCCTCTTTATGGCCGCTCTATCAGCTTGCCTCTCCCTCATCGCCTTCTCTGTCTGCATGCTATCAAAGTATTTATCAAGTGTCCGCTCCATAGCCTCAATAGCCGCTAAGATCTTCTTTTCATCCCCACTACACAGAAGAGACTTTGTGTATGCCTTGTGTCGACTCTTTGGCAGCATACAATTCTTGTATCCACGCCCGGGAGCATTCCACATCGGTGTATCCGCAAGGAAGCTGTCCACCTCCTCACAATAACTCTCGAATAATACTAAGTGCGCTGAGGGGACCGCAACGTCCCCAACATCCTCAAAAACAACATCGGTAACACTATATCTATACTCTTGTATCATCTTGTCCTCTCCTATGGCTATGTGAAATTTTACGACGCAATCTCACCATTCCACAGCTTCAGCTTTATTTCATCTATCACCTTTTGCTGCCCGGTAGTCAGGTGAAACTTCCTTGCTCTCTGGACAAACTCACTCGGCGAGTATGCTGAGCGTGCCATTTTGAACCAACAATGAGAGCAGGCACAATAAGGGTAGTAGCTCATGATGCTTTCTCCTGTTCTGCTACTTCCATCTCTGGCAGTAACCAATCGAGAAATGCATATAAAGCAATTTCACACTTTCTGTTTCGCAACTCGGGACAAGCCGCTATGCTCCCCACTATGTGTTGTGCATACAACATCAATGCTTGCATGCTGGCCTGTTTGCTCTCTTGAAACTGAGGGCATTCAAATGCAAGATCTACCAGGAACTCTGTCCTATAGGTGTCTAGCTCGTAGACAAGTGCTAAATCAGTATGCTCAGCTAGAGCGTTAAGTGCTTGTTTTCGTGTGATCATGGGTCCCTCCTTACGAGAGCACTTTCAGGTAAAAGAAGTAGTCAGACGTGTGGGGATCATCAACAATAATGTCGTACTCATACCGTGTCATAGGGATGACAAAAGAAGTCTTATCGCACCCTTTGATGAACTGCCCTCTTTCATCCTCTCTTGCGCTACACATTGCCTCCATTCTGGACCCTACAGGGTTGTACACCAGGACTAGCCCTTTCTTTTTGCAATCGAGGCAAACAGTCGGGATTAGAATATCTTTCCCGTGTACTACATAGTGCGCACTTTTACAGCGCACTAGCTTGTTTACGATCTTCTCTCTGTTTATCTTACTCATCTTCTATTCTCCTATAGTCAATGGCTATACGACGCGCTACTTGAAATCTTTAGCATCAAATTCCAATCCCATGAACTTCGTCCCAATAGCCGCTGTAGTGCCACCAGGAGTAAAACTACAAATAGCAAGCGTTTTTGCAATGAGAGCCACCGCCTGAACGTCACATTTGTTCGTCTTATCATTTATCCAGAGTTGTGATACCCCAGATAAAAGCCCTTGTGCAGCATTTCCACTCCTCACGTGCTCTTCAAGTTCCCTCGTAAAACCTTCCTGGTTGTCCTTCCCTCTTGCTTTTATCTCTTTAATAAGCATAGGTACAGTAACTTTTAGAGTTGCACGTATTCTTTCCAGTGTCTGCTCACGAGGGGTCAATATTTTGCATCGTATTTGCTGCTTCTTCTTTGCCATTTTCTAGCTCCTCATAATTTCGTTACAGATCGGTTACAGTTACAGAAGTTACACTTACTTTTAGGTTTACGCCTTACGTATATAAAGAATCAAAATAACCCAAAACGAAATGTAACAAACGTAACTGTAACCAACCAGCAGAGTCTGGTTAGTAAGTGTAACCGTCTGAGAAATTGCTCTACAAGCGGATTCATAAAGCATCCGCTTGTACAGTTACAGAAGTTACACTTACTTTTAGGTTTAATTATTGAAAACACGAATGCCTTCAACTCCCCTCTTCGTCTTGCCATCAATTTTTCTGACCACACCTACCTCATAACCTTTTGCCTTCAAACTTTGAGAGAGAGCTTTAGGACCTTTAGGATGCTGTACGTTATTGCTTTTACACCACTCAAGATAGCTTGCTACAACTTCTTCATTAGGAGTCCAATATTCCTTATCATCCTTGCACACTTCATCAATCCATTGCTGTATGTAGTCCAACTCGTCACGTTGCTTTTGTGTTGTCTCAGCTACAGCGTGAGGAGTGGTAAGACCAACCGCTCCTAGCTTGTACCACTTCATTGCCCCTTCTACAGCCCAATGGAGAATAGTCTCTAGGCATTCTGAGGATTTCAATCGTTCTTTCTTAGTCTTATCCTCAATGCCTAGAAAGCTGTTTGGGAATTCGATAACCCTGACACGTCCCCATAGCGCGTCGTCTTCCGGGTCTCCGTTAACGGGGTGGTTACTCATCATCCAGACTTTGAATTGAGGTCG